ACTTTGTTTGAATCTTTCAATCTAGTTAAGACTGAAAACATTGCTGCAATCTCAAGAGTGTGAGGAGCAATATGAGCTTCAAAATCAGATTCGTCTAATAACTTTTTATAAATCTTTTGCTCTTCATCAACTTCCAAGCAATATGGAACGTTAACTCTAACAATTCTATCCAAGATAGCCTCGTTTGTGCTTTCAGATTTAAACTTGATCCATTCTGCTTCATTGCAGTGCGCCAAAATGACTCCATCAAAATAAATCATTGCACCCTTTCCTGGGCTTGGAACGGCCTTCTCTTGCGTTGCAGTAATCATTGTATGTAAGAACTCGATTTCATTTTTGAAAACCTCTACAAACTCTACTATACCACGATTTCCAACATTAAAAGCACCGTTCAAAGAAAGAACACGAGGATCATCTTCTGGATAAAGATCCATCTTTGAAATATCTTCTGAACCAATCAAAATACTGGTGTCTTGCGTGTTAGCATCCATAGGAGGAACAACACCGATGCCGCGCCTTCCTCGGATAGAAAATGTTGATTCAACCACTGGAACTGATAGATAATCGCCATTGTACTCTTCCAAAAGGCGATGACGACAAACAGGACACAAATCGCCTTCTATTTTGATTTTATAAATTTTTGAAAATTCTTCTCTCAATCCTCTAGGAACAAGATGCAAAGGCTCTTCTTGTATAGGACAATCCTTAATGTGATAAAAAGGACCAGATCCTTCAAGTGCTCTTTTAATGTGCTCAACAAGCGCAGACTTACCAGCACCAACTGGACCGAGCAATAAAAGAACTTGGCGGCTTTCTTCTCCTCGAAGTGCTGCTGAGTGAAGATATCTCATAATCTTAGCAAGAGAACGCTCCATTCCAAAAAAGCGACTTTGGAAATAATCATATGTTCTTAACTGTTCACCATTAAAAAGATTATTACAACGAGCATCATTCTCATCAAGTCTAGTTATACCTTCTGAAGTAATGGTATTATAAAGCCTCTTGTGAGCTAACATGGCAATACTATTATCTTTCTCAATTAATTCAAGATAATCAGAGAAGACACCTGAAAATTTTTCTTTCTGAGATGTTTTCTTGTGATTGTCAGCAATCTCTAAAAATTTATTTGTTTTTGATTTTTTCATGTTAAAATTCCCAAAGGTCTCCCTCTATTATTGTGGTAAATACTACATCGTCTCCCCAAAGGAAACGAATATAATCATAAACTCTATTAGCGTATTGTAAATCAAGATCTCGACCATCATGCTCATGTTTAATGTACATAGTTTGCATTCTTTTATCGTACCCCTCAACCAATACAATAGGTGCCGAATTGAGCCCTATATTCTTAATTAGTGAGTTTCTTACGCTTTTCCAACCTTCTTTATCAGAAATATCATCAATTGAATAAGTGCCAGATCTTCTTTTATAAGAATAATTAAATAAATTTAATTCTCTGCAAACAGATTCATCCAAATATTTCATTATGAATGCTTCATCATCATGTGTTTCTCTTGCGAGGAGGCAAGCATCGAAGCCTTGTTCTTCTTCTATCTTCTTAAATAAAGTATAACCCAAATGATAAGGATTGATTCTGCCTACTATTGGTCGAACAACTTGATTATGAGTCTTCAAAAAAGCTATCTGATGTTTGTCTGGAAGTTCTAAATCATGCATTATTTTTTCATGAATCATCACAGCCCAACCTTCATTCATGATTTTTGTTTTTGCTTGAGGTATAAAATATCTAGATCTAGTTTCAACCATTCCTATCAGATCTCTTTCCCAATCTTCAAGACCTCTTGCGTTGTTCTTAATAAATCCTAATAAATTATATTCTTTTTTTTCTTCTTTGCTTTCCTCATCGTCGAAATCAATTTGATTTTTGATTCCTGGAGTTCTTGGTACTTGATATTGTATCGAGTGACAAGCATCTAATATTTTCTCTACCTTATCTATTCCTATGTTTGGATCTTCGATATATTTTTGAACTCTCTTTGAGGCCGACTTAAAACGAGAAATTATATTAGCCGCGTCTGTTTCTTTAAACATTCTATTGTTTTTGAAAAAATCAGAGTGTCCAACACAATGAGCCATTGTTAGTAAGTGAGTGCTCATTGGATTTTCTAACATAAGATAAGCAATACTTGGATTACTATTAATAATCATCTCATAAGGCAAGCCTTCCATTCCGAGATTATATCGAGTAGCTGTTTGCTCAAAAGATTTCCCGAAAGACCAATGACGATAATGAGTAGGCAAACCAGTATATGCCATTGCGGCTAACATTTCTTTATAATCAAGAATTTCATACTCAATTGGATACCAGTCTAAGCCATATTTTTCTTTGGCTATCTCACAAATCTTGTCATCCCAATCTTGCAATTCCTTAACGCTCCAGTCTTTCATTTCCCAGAACCTCCAAACAGTTTAACAAACGAAGGCCATATTTGTGATCCTTCTGATATTTTAAGTCTTTTAAAGTTATCTCCAAGCAACCCGAGCAACATTGGCCATAATCCACCTGGATCTTCTTCATATCCGGCACCATAAGTATTAAATAATGTTGGATTAAACGATGCTAAATTAGGATTTATCTCTGCATAACATATCATTTGATTTAGCTCTTTTAATTCCCTAAATAAATCAATTGTTTTTTTATTATCAACTGACCAATTCTCGCCATCACCGCAATAAAATGTGTATATATTCCAGTTCGAAGGGTGATATCTTTTGCTTATTATCTCTTTTTCCATTTCAAGCGCTGTTGACATCAACGTGCCACCAAAAGTCGATCTTTGGAAGAACTCTTCTTCATTTACTTCTTTTGCTTCTGATGAGTGAGAAATAAATACAACATCTATATTGTCATATTTGTATCTCAAGAATTGATATAACAGAAAGTAAAAACTTCTAGCTAAGTACTTCTTGTCTTTATCCATTGATCCAGAAACATCCATAAGAAAGAATATAACTGCTGAATTATTTTCTTCTTGCTTTTCTTTCATGTGTTTGTATTTTAAATCATCTTCATGAAAAGGAAATCTCTCTCCCGCTTCAGGATCATAAGTTCCAGCAGCAATAGCTCTTTTCTTTCTCTTTAATTTTCTTTTTAGGGTTTCTTTTTTCGAAAGCTTAGAACGCAAGCCTTTTTTTCTATACCCGCTTCTTTTCAGCTTCTTGTCTTTCAGAAATTTAAAGCGCTTTTTATCTAAATCTGGTAATTCTAATTCTGCAAATAAATATTCGGCTAGCTCTTCGAGTGTTACTTCCACTTCATAATATTCTTCGCCTGCCTCATTACTGCCTTTTTTACCAGCAGCTTTGCCACTTTTATTGCCCCTTCTTTTAAGTATCTGTCCTTTTTTAATGTCTTTGCCAGGAGCAGACCCAGCTTTAGAGTTATCTTCATTATCGCCATATACGAATTGATATTCCTTTATTCCCTTAACTGGTATTTTAACTTTTTTGTTTCCATCTTGACCTATAATTGTTTCTTCGGCCACAACATCCTTGATGCCTTCTTGCAGAGCTTTCTCTATTTTTTTCTTATGTCTTTTTCTATCTGCTGCGCTTCGGTCAGCTATGGTTTTGTGCTCTCTAAAAGTGCTCATTTTATACCAACTTTAATATTTCTAGGATTACCAAATCGTCTTCAGCGATCTCAATGTTATTATAAATAGTCCCGTCTGATATGTAAAAATCATTTTCTCCTGGTGTTTCTGAGATTACATATCTTATACCGTTTATAAATATTGCTGCGGCTGAAAATGCTATCGGAGTTGTTACTGCCAAGGCGGCATTCAAAGGAGTATCAATCGGTACATCACCAGTTGGAATGTAACTGTAAATGACTCTTACGATAGAATCACTTCCGCCTGTGGGGCCGGAAGATCCTCCTGAATCACCTGCTGCTGCTTCTGCTGCGGCTGCAGCCCTTATCTCTGCTACGGTAGTTTCAGGAATAACACTCAAGTCAATTATGCCTTTTCTTGTTTTGATACACGTAGCTTCTATCTGAAATAGATGCTCAACTTGTCCAAAAAGCTGTCTGCCCTCCGATAATGAAACTATTTCGAAAAATGAAGTCCCATATTGAACATAGTCACCTTCTCTTACATAGAGATTCTGATCTTCGAACAAGCGACGCTCATGGAAGCGAACTGTAATCGTGTGAGTTTTGTCTAGACCATATCCTTCTGTGACAGTTCCTATATCTCCAAATTCGACCAAAGCATATACCCGAACTGGTGGCAAAAAGCTTTTTTCAATTGCTTCACCATATAGGGGGTGATAATTTGAACGCTCAACAGATAAAGGAAGATAAGTTATGCCTTGGCCTATTACTCTTTCAAGCAACTCATCGTTAACTTGTTTTACAAGATTTCTTTCTTTTTCACCAAGAAAAAGTGGTGGAGGAGGATTAGTTGGTTTAGACCACTTATTATTAGCCATTAATCATTTTCCCTTTCATCACCCATTATCACTCTTTCTCTGGGTATTCTTACTTCTACAGCATTTTCTCTTATTGATATTTTTGGTCGATTATCATTCTTACCGGCTCCCAATAAATATCCCAATATTTTTAAATTGATTATTGTTTGAAATTTTCTTTCTTCTTCACCAAGATTCGATAAGTTATTATCAAGAGTAAAGTCATTCTCAATGAATCCCTCAAACTTGTGACCATCACGGTGTATAAAGAAGTTATTGATTTGCCCAGTAGTAGTTATGAATGGAGTAAAAATCTCATTCATTTGTTGTTGATATTCTGTGTGTACAGTGACAACATAATTAGCAACCACGTAAGTTGGCACCGGCATTGTTAAAGTCTCATATACAACTTTATTGTTTTGAAAAGGAAAATTCTGTTGTCCGAATCGTCTTTGTGAATCAGCATTAGCAAAATTTCTTGTTTTATCTTGTTGTATTCTTCTTGCTACTGTTATTGCGCCACCTCTTGGATCGTTTATTTGAGGTATGTGAGACCAAGCAACACCTTTCATTGTAGGGTCTTTTATGAGAGAAGTTCTCTCTATAGTTAAAACAGGTAATGTGAAAGTGTTTTTAGAATTTCTTAAATCTTTGTTATCTTTCACTTGAAACGCGCGCTCCGGCATTGACCATATTATGGGAACTTTTTTCCATCCCTCATTTGTAGTGCAATAAATATCCAGTGTCTCATTAATCCAGTCATTAACAGCGAAATCGATTGTCTCAATTGTCGATGGCATAATTGATATTTCTTTCAGTTCAGGAGATGTCTTTTTATCTTCTTCTTTGAAATACGGTCTAAAACCTTTAAATTTATCTTTTTGACTAGACATTATATATTATCCCTGGAATATTATCATTGGCACCTTTTGTTGGATTGATGCTACTGCGTCTGATTTTTCAGCATCTGTCTTTGCCATCTCAGAATAAGTTAATTGATCTAAGATTTCTTTTAATTCTTCTCTTAATTTATCTTGTTCTGTTTGGGCTTGAGACAAAAGCTCTGATGCGTTCAAAGTTACTGACTCACCAGGTATAGGTATTGTTTGGAATTTTCCTCTGATTTGTGCTAAGGTTTCTTTAGATAAAGCAAGTGCGAATCTTCTTATCCACTGTTTTCCTATGGCATTAATATTTTCATAAGGTATATTATCAAAAGGTATTGTATTCGCATTGTTTATTCCTTCAACTCCCGAAGAATATCCCTCTGTGTCATCCCAACTGTTTGGTATAACCGAGAAGTCGACCCACATTTGGTTATAGTTTGACAAAACTTGTGGTTGTGGAAATATTCTTAGCATATTATTCTTAAGCTCGTAAGAATAATGAGATAATCTCGTCCATAAGTGATCTTCAAAGGCCATGGCTTGCAATTTGTTTTGCCAAGTTGGAATTAATTCAAAAGTGGAATCATCAGTATACTGACCATAATAATTCATATTTCCCACTACATTGAGGCCACCAAAATAACCAAAGAACCTCCACATAGCGTGCGGTGTTTTATAATAAACTTTTTTGATAATAACTCTTTTATCACCAACGATACCAGCATATGGTACAATTTCTCCGTTTGATCCAGTTCCAGTGGCGGAAGAAGAAGAAATAATAGTCTGCAGATCATAATCTTGTTGATTTTCAACCAACTGGAAAGAAGCAGAATATATGGGTACCGTTCCACCGACACCTGCCTCAAAAGAAAACCCATCAGAAACTCTTCGAGCATATTCAAACATAACGCGAGGATACTTTAAGTTAACTCCCGATGGACCTGTTTTTAATTCACCGTCTTGATCAAATGTACCTGTTGCTTGTCCTAAAACATCAGAAAGTATATTTTTTGCTTGATGAAGGTTTACCAAATAACTGTATTCTAGAACAGCCTCTTCGTAATTAGCATATACATTTCTGTCTTTCAATTCAATATCTAATACATCGCCACCTAGTTTTTTGTAAGTATATGCCACTTGGTCTGCTGCGCCAGATAAAAAGTCACCAGAATCAGCATAAATACCAAAAGGTAACGAACTTGCCACATCAGACACAGTTCCAGTAACGGAAAGTATCGATTTACTCATTTGGCTTTCAGGGGTTAATGTTGGAAATGCCACAATAAAATCCCTCCTAGCATTAAATAGTTTCTATAAGCACAAAACCCCCCCACAAAAAGTGGGAGGGCGTTAATTCTCAAAATCAAGTTAATTTATTTGATTATACGAGGTCAGTGACGACGACCAAGCCATACATATCTGGGCGAACCATCTTCTTAGCATAGCGGGTCATGACGCCTTTGCGAGGCACGAAGTCCTCAGTTCCAAAGATGGTAGGTGTCATCTGGAGAGGCACATAAGGAGCGTAGACGTATCCACTTTCGAGGAACGAGGAGCCTTTACGTCCACAAAGAACAACGTTTCTTGGGAAGTAAGGATCGACGTAAACGTCGAACTTCTTGCTCAAGGAGCCAACTCTGACTGCACCAACTTGTCCACGGTCATCGTCATGAGTGACGGAGCCACGGAATCCAGCAGTGAACTCGAGGAGGTTTGCAACTTCAGGCGAAACAACAATGAAGTTAGCGCCGCCACGAAGAGTCTTTCTGTGGATCTGAGCCGAAACATCATTAATGGTCTCAACAAGAGTCTCATACCACTCACTGACGTTACCAGTGAAGTCAGGACCAACGGTACCACCTGCTGTCAAATCAGCGCCAGTTTCGCGGTTCACGAATTTGCCTGGACGACGTGACCAATAGAGAGTGCTAGCAGTAGCGCCTTTAACGAGATCTTCGAGGATTTCTTGATCAAGTTCGAGAGCAATGTGCTCAGAAAGGACACTTGTCAACTCAACTTCAGCATCGAGATTGTGATAAGCGTTGAGATCTTGTGCCAATTCCGGAGTCCACTTAGCTTTAAGCTTCTTGGTCTTAGCGGTAACAGCTACAGAATCAACTTTGATGTCAATTTCTGGAATAGCTTCGTTGTTTTCGAGACCCCAGGTATCAGCACCTGCGACTGCTCCAACTGCTAGGCCGGAAGTAGTGAAATTATCATCAATGATGAACTCAGCGCCATCTACTGAGACCAACGAACTAGAAGCAGCAGAGCCACTTATGCCAGTCGCGATAACTCTGTAGAGTCCGCTACCTTGATCAGTAGTTAGTCTGCGAACTTGTGCCGCGAGAGGGGCACCACCAACAGTCAACGTAATGGTGACAAGATCTTTCACGTTAAGCTGAGTAGCCGAAAGATCGATGGTGCCGAAGGCAACACCAGTTCCTGCTGCCAAGTCAGGATCAAAGCGGACAATTTCATCAACAAAACCATCACCAACAGTACCAGAATCGATACCAACCACAGAAAGGGATGCGGTGGCATTTGGCGAAGAATATCCATTATTGAGGGCGTAAAAACTTTGCTCTGCTTCATTGCCAGCGAGTGAAACGCCGCCAGTAATTTGGCTAGCAACAACACCACCACCGAATACAGATTCGCCAGCAGCATAATCTA